TATCTGCTGCGGATAAAGCTAGAAATGCTAAAGAAACAGCAGATATTCAAATTATAAAAAATGCTACTCAATTGTATATGATTGTTAAAAATGTATGCTTAAATAAGTGCTTTTTTACTGTATCTTTTAATGATTGAATATCTAATTCGTCAAAAAACGTCAAAAATTTTAATTAAAAATATTAGCAACTGCATTTGATGCTGCTGCTTTCATTTCTTCGTTATAGTGAACGTAGGTTTTCATCACCATAGCTGGTGTATCGCCGAGTAATGATGATACTGTTTTTACATCAAGACCATTAGCCAATAACTTCGTGGCATAGGTATGCCTGAGGTTATGTGCTGATAGGTTACCTCCGAATTGTTTTAAATAGGTGTTAATTTGGCATTTAACACCATTTTTCTTATATGGATTTAGAACTAAATCGTATTCAAACTCTAACTCATGTGTTTGGTATTCTATTAGTATCTTTTCTAATATAGGAGGAATTGGCAAAATTCGCACCGAATTGGCGGTTTTAGTTTTCTCGAATGTAATTACACCTTTGATATACGAAAGTTGCTTATTGACGTGAATTTGGTGATTTTCTAGGTCTATATCATTCCACGTCAATCCGTATACTTCACTTAACCGCATGCCTGTATATCTAGCAATTTGTAAAAAGTAATAGGCCTGTGGATATTTTTCCCTCATGTATTTTGCGAACTTATTCAAATCTT